CCTGGCCATGTCCGAAATTACGCTGGCCGTGAAGCTCTTGAAGTTGGCCTTGCCGGTCATGGCGAATTCAGCCACGGCGTCCCGGGCTGTGTTGAATCCAGTAGTGAGCATGTCGTCGGTTGCGCCGGCTACGTTCGCCGCATCCGCCTGGATGTTGGCCCAGGCTCGTTTGGCGCCGTTGCGGTAGTCCCGCTGGGCCTGCAGCCGAGCTTCAAACCCGTCGACCTCCATCTGGAGCTCGCGGGCCTGGTAGTCAGCCAGATCAGCCAGCCTTTCCTCATACGCGCTCTGACTGAGGCGCCGGGAAACGTCCTCCTGCTGCTCTTCCAACTGCCTGCGAGACTCTGCGTACTTCTGCCGTACGGCATTCAGCCGGTCGGCTTCTTCACGCTGGTCATCACCCATGCCCACACCGGCCACATCAGCATTGATGGCGTCTTGTCGGGTCTGGAGCACCACCTCCATGGCCTTACGGTAGGACTCGGCGCTGTTGCGCCGGATATCCGCAAGCTTCTTTTCTTCCTCCGCACGCTTCTGGATGGTGGTATCGGCGTACGCCGTGTTCAGGTTCTTGATGCCGAGCTCCATCTCGGCGGCGGTGATCTTGCCGGCAGCCTGAGCTTTGCGCAGGCCCTGCACCCCTTCTGCCAGGTCGGCGAGCCGCTTCTTCTCCGGCAGCGCCCGGTCGATGATCGCGTCGAGGGCCTTGATCTCGTCCTTCAGGGCCTTGGTGCGGTCCTTCGTGCCTTCGGTGGCATCTTTGTTGGCCTTCTTCTGCGACTCGATCGCGCTGGCCGCCGAAAGAATCGCCTGGCGATCAGTTTCGGTTAGGTCGGCGTTTTCCGCGATGTAGCGGTTGGCGGCCTTGGTGGCATCGCCATTGTCCTGGAGGCCGGCCAGCTGCTTCTGCAGCGTTTCCAGGTAGGTCTGTCCCGCCGAGCTCATGCCGGCTTTCGCGGCGTTGTTGGCCTGGGTGGCCGAGGTGTTTTCCTCGGTGACGCCGGTGAGCACCCGAAGCGTTTCGGCGATCAGGCCGGAACGCTGGTCGGCATCGCTGACCGCGCCGGCCTGGGTAATCCACTGCTGCACCGTGCCGGCCGGCAACTGAAGTCGGTTACCGACCTCTTGCAGGATCGGCGAAAGCCCCTCTCCTGCCGACCGCGCTTCATTGAGACGATCGACCAGGCCTTGGTACTCAGCCAGCTGTCGGTTGTACTGGCCTCCAGAGTCGCGCGCAGGCGCAGTAACCACGGCAGAACGAATGGACTGGGCAAGGTCGCCATAGGCGTCCTTGACCTTGTCGGTCGCAGTGACCTGCTCCTGCTGCCACTTGACCAGCGATGATTCGCGCTGGTCCTTGTTGAGCTTTGAGAACTCCTCCCGCAGCTGGGCAACCGGCTTGTGCAGGTCTTCCAGGCTGACGCCCGCCTGATCGGCGTTGTTGCTCAGCAGCAGAAAGCTGGCAGCCGCCGTGCCGGCCAACAGGGCAAGCCCCATAGGCCCACCCAGGACGCTGAGGAGCCCTGCACTGACGGTGGGAAGCCCAGCCTGTGCAGTTGCTCCCGCAGCAGTAGCGGCCGCTTCGCGCTGCCGCGCCTGGGCCAGCTGGATAGACATCTGCGTCTGTACCGCAGTGCCGCGCGCCGCAGCAGCCTCGCGGGCGGCAAGAATGGTTGCGGTCTCGGCCTTGCGTTGATCGGCGAGAGCCGCCTGCACCACGGCCTCAGCCTGAGCGATACGAGCCGCCCTGTCGGCCAGCGCAGCCTTCACGGCCAGCCCGGACTTCGCCACATAGTTGGTCAGGGCTGCAACGCCCACGCCGCCCATGGCCACCGCGACCAGGTCAACGTTGTCCGCCAAGGCAATCAGCACGCTCGACAGGCCCGCAACAGCACCGGTCTGCTCTTCCATACCTCCCAAGAAGGTCTGAACGGCGTTGCCGATGTTCACCAAGGCATCCTGTACGCTGGTAGACATGTCGGCCGCAGCCTTTCGGTTGGCCTCAACAGTGCGCAGGAGCCCGGTGTTGATGGTCTCCAGGGACAGCTTGCCTTCCACGCCGAGCTTGCGGATCTCCTCAGCGCTCTTGCCGGTGGCCGAAGCGATCGCTCCGACGATCGTTGGCATCGCTTCCTGAATCGATACCCAGCCATCGGCCTCGACTTTTCCGGTCTGCAGAGCCTTGGAGTAAGCGCCAAGCGCAGAACCGGCTTTGTCGGCCGACGCGGCGTTCGTCACAAGCAGGAAACTGAAGCTGTCGGTGATGTCGAGGGTCTGCTGGGTGTCATAGCCCAGGCTGCGCATCGCATCGGCGGTACGGATGTAAAGCTCTTGCGCCTCGGCCAGGGGTCGGTAGGTTTCCTGTGCGGTGCGCAGCACGTGTTCCTGCACCGTCTGGTATTCGCCAGCACTGCCAGCGGCAGCCTTCATCCGATCAGACATCTGCCCATAGGCGTCGACCTGCTTGATGATGCTGCCGATAATGCCGGCACCGGCCACAGCGGCGAAGGCGCCGCGAATGAGCACACCGGCCTGCTGCGCAGCACCTCCGGCACTGTCGAACGCGGAGTCGACCTGAGCCAGGTTGCGGTCGATCGACTGCGAGGTGCGCGCCACCACCTGGTCAGCGCTTGCCAGCTCGCGGCGCAGCTGCGCCGTGGTGGCCTCGATCTGGACCAGCATCCCTTGGACTTGTTGGTCGGCCATGCAAATCTCCAAGCACAAAAAAAAAGCCGCCCGGAGGCGGCACGCTGTCTACTGTTTGGGCCGCCCTCGCAGGAAGCTTTTCAATTTTTCCGCCACGCCCTGCCGGGTCGGTGGTTTCGCGGCGATAGCCTGGCCTTGTGTCTGGCCACGCCCTGTCCAATCGAGCCGGGCATCGAGCGCGAGCATGATGTGTGGGATCGGGGTGTGCCAAGCGGTATCGGGCGGCCAGCCAAGCCAGCCGGTAGCCACGCCGAACAGGTAGTCCACGTAGCTCCCGTTCTTTACTGCGCTGTGCTGGCCGCCTCGTCCTTTCCCCGGGCGGCCACGCTCGGCGGTACCGGGTTGAGCAGCACGGTGATGAAGTCGGTCAGCTGCCCCGACACCTTGGCCACGCCCGTGCGGAACACATCGCCCGCGATGACCGCGTGCTCGTCGGGCTTGAGATTGGCGCCGGCGATGATGATGTCCGCACAGGCGGCGATGCTCATCAGCCTCATGGATTCCAGCGCCGCACGCAGCCCACCGAAGCGGGATTCGATGAGCAATGCCGCGTCCAGGGTGGGCTTGAGGGTGTAGCTGCGGCCACCGATCACGATTGTGACGGTGCCGTACAAGGCTTCGCTCATTAGGGTTCTCGCAGTAAAGGACGGGGCTCAGCCCCGCCGATCAAGGGACAGCCGGGCCGGCCGGGATTTCGATGATGTCGGTGTTGATCGCGAACGTCATGTTGCGGCGCACCACGTTGTCAGCCGAACCTGCAGCCACGGTGTTGTTCATCACCTTCACACCGAAGTAGAAGGTGGTGGGCAGGATGGCGGGGGTGGCGGTCGGATCGCCGTCGTTGAGCGTGATCTTGACGTTGTAGTTGCCCTTGGTGCGGTCCTTGTGTGCGACCGCCACCGCTTTCTGGCCAGCATCGCCTGTGTCCAAGCCGACCGCCAGGGTCATGTTGCCGGCGTCGGCGGTGCCCTTGTACTTGCGCACGCGGCCGTCGCTCAAGGCAGTGAAGTTCACGGCGCTGAACGTGTCACCGAACTCGCCCAGGTCTTCGATCTCGCCAACTTGGACATAGGTGTCGGCCTCGTACTCGGCAAGGGAAGCTGGGGCGGTCTTGCCGCCGAACGCCAGCCGGCAGCCGGCGGCGGTGTTGAGGTTGTCATCGGCCATGGGGGTTCCTCCAAATGGCATTGGATAAAGCCGCTGCGCGGCCGGTAGGTAATTCAGTGGGTGGTGATCACACGGACGGTGATCGAGCCCTGGTAAGTAATCCCGTCGGCATCGCGCTGGGCGTCGACCTGCTCGACCCTGACGGATACAGCGCGGCCCACCTCCAGCGGCAGCCGGCGCTCGTCCAGAGCAGCGATGACTTCGGCGTTGATGCGTTTCACCTCTGCCTGGCCAACGGCACCGGACCAGACCGACAGGTACAGCAGGCGAGTTTCGCGCTTGCGACCTGAGATCGGGGTACTGTTGACCGAGACCTCACGGTCGATCGACACATAAGGCATTGGGGTATTGATGTCCGCACCGTCGTAAATCGGGCAGCTCACCTCAGCCTGCAGCCTGGCAAAGACGGCTTCCTGCAAGGCCAGCGATGGATCAGCCATTGCCTACCCCCTGGCTCGCCTTGCGCAATGTGCGCTGCACGGCCGCTTCGATGTCGGCCATCACATACTCCCGGTTAACGTCTATCGATGGGCGAAGCCACGGATGCGCCGGCCTGGCCGGGATATCCGGGTACTTGCCAAAGAAGTGCGTGCCATCGCTCTTGTTGGTGACGCGCCGATTTCGATCTCCGGCCCGTTTGCCACCGGTATAACCCTTGGTGCCGTATTCGATGAAGCGCAAGTAGAAGAACCGCCGGTTGTCGCGCTTGCCGCGTATGCCGACCTGCGCGTCCAGGCCGCTTGGCGAGACGTACACCTTTAGCGCGGCGGCGGCAGCACCGGTATCCTTCGGCATCAGCTGCCGCTGCGTCTCCAAAATACGGTTTGCCGCCTCCAACATCGCCGGCTGAAGCTCGTTGTCCATCGTCCGGTGGATGTTGCGCAGCGTCCGGCGTAGCCGGATATCACCGCGAATGCTGGACCGGCGGGCCATGGCTTACTCCTTGGACTGGTCGGCCTTCGCCGGCTTGGCGGTCTTCTCTTCCACTGCCTCGGCATAGCCGCGGGCAATCAGTCCCTCGCCGTATTCCTTGGCTACATCGAACTCTTCGCCCTTCTCGCGCTCGCCAGAGGCGCCCGTCAGCGGGCCCAATGCTCGAATTTTCATGGTTCACCTCATGGGTTGGGGACGCTGGAGCACAGTAGCCGCAGCATGTCCCGTTCGTTGTTGAGTAGTGGAGCCTCGATGGCGTAGGTTGCCCCAGTGCGCAGCTCAGTGAATCGCCAGCCGGCGACCACGTCAGACCTGGGCCGGATACGAATCTCGGCACTGATCACCGCTTTGAGCTGTTCTGCCACTGGCATGATGCGACCGGTGGGCATCGTGATCTCTGCCCATACCTTGCCGACATCGACCCACACTCGGTCATAGCCGCCAGAGCTGTTCTGGACGCGCTCCTCCTTGCTCAGAAGGCCGCGGTGCCGCATAGGACCGGCTCTCATAGATTCACCCATCGGTGCGGAAGCCAGAGGGCATTGGTGGCAAGCGGCAGCTCGGTGGCGATGGTTCCCGTGGCCACCGCCTCGCGATTTGCATACCAGTGACCGATCAGTAGAAGCGCCCCCTGGCGTATTGCCTTGGTGATGATCAGCGCGTTCCCTGCCGGGTCAGGCAAGGCTTCGCCATCGGCAATCAGCCGGCGGTTCGTCCACAGCTCGAAGGTACTGATGGCGGCGTCGATATAGCCTTGAATCAGGATGTCCTCCTCGTCGCCATCAACCCGCAGGTGCGCCTTCACGGTGGCGAGGTCAATCATTGCGTGGTACCAGTGCCTGCAGTTCTTCCTTCTTCGCGCCCGGCTCGAAAGCGATGCCTTTGGCCGTCAGCCATTCCTTCAGCTCTGGCACCTTCATCTTGAGTGGATCGCTTTCAGGAGGGCCCGAGCCGTCCAGATACTCGGCCACGCCAAGGTGCTCGACCGCCACCAGGGCGCAGCGCTCCGACACTTCCTGCTCGCCCGCCTGGATCTCAACCACCTGGTTGCCGTCGACAGCGAACGGGAACGCCTTCTTTACGGAAATGATTGGCATAAATCCTCCAGAGTGGGCGCCCGAAGGCGCCCGCTCGATCAGGCAGCGCTCAGGGTCAGAACCTTGATCGCCTGGGAGTCGACGAGCATGCCGCCGACGCGCTTGGTGGTGTAGAAGCCAACATACGGCTTGTTGGTGTAGGGGTCGCGCAGCACCCGGGTGCCGATACGGTCGACGATGGTGTAGCCGCGCTTGAAGTCACCAAACGAGATGGCGTTGGCATCGGCGGCCACGTCTGGAACATCCTCGTTTTCGACAATGCCGTAACCCAGCAGGGTGGAAGGCTTGTCAGCTTCGAGGCCAGGGCGCCACAGGTAGTTGCCCTGGCTGTCCTTCAGCTTGCGGACATAGGCGACGGTCAGGTTGGTCATCATGAACCGCGCATTGGTGCGATACCCGGCCTTGAGGGAGTGAATCAGGTTGATGATGTTGTCGCCGTTGAAAGCGCCAGCGGTGCCAGAGATCAGCTTTTGCAGCTTGCCGAAATCACGAGTTTTGTCGCTGTCCAGAACCAGGTCGTAGGCCAGATAGCCTTTCGGCTTGTTGACACCATCGCCACTGGTAAAGGCAGCTCCTTCCTTCTCCGAGAACTCACGCGCGACCTCGCCATTCAGCCAGGCCTCGGCATTGAAGAAGACATCGTCCAGGCTGGTCTGGGTAGCCTGGGGGTTGGCGTAGATTTCGCCCATGAAGGCGGCGATCTGGCCAAGAGTCGGAGTACCGGTCGCAGGACGGGCAGCAGTCTCGCCGACCCAGCCGGAACCGGCGCCGCCCAGGCTGACCAGGCGCTTGTAGTCTGGAGTGCCCACGGTGATCTGGTTGCACACCTGACGCATCGGCGACGTATCTTTCAGCAGTTCGATGATGCTGCGATCCAGCTCTTCCGGCACCGCGTAACCGCCGTCAGCGTCGTTGCCGATCTGCAGTGCCTTGGCCTGCAGGTCACCCAGGCCGGTATCGACCCCCTTGCGAACGAACTGCATGAAAGCGGTCTTGTGCTCGCTGGCAGCTTTGGTGCCAGAGCCATCGGGGCGCTTGAGTTCCGCCAGCTCCTTCTCGAGCGCCGTCTTGAGCTCGTCGAGCTCACCCAGCTTCTCGTTCAGGCTATCAACCTGGCCAGAGAGTTTGCCCTTCTCGGCCTCCAGGCCATCGATGCGTTTGTCGTTGTTCTTCTTGAACTCTTCGAACTTCGCGCCGAGGGCTTCGGCAACGTCGTCGATGTCTTTCTTTTCCACAGCCATGAGAGGCTCCTTACATTTTGTCCAAAAGGGATTTCAGGGATTGAAGTGCTTCTTCGGCACCCGCCTCTCGCGGTGAAACTGCGCCGTAGCCCTTGGCCATGAAGGCCTTGGCCTGGGAGCCAGAAAACCCTACCTCTCGCAGGGCTCGCTCCACTTTGCTGGGTGGCGGGGTTTCGCCTCGGGCCAGCAGAGATTTCACATCGGTGATCCGGGCCTCATCGTTGGCCGGGAAGGTGACCAGGGACAGCTCCCACAGGTCGATTTGCTTCAGGATCCAGACGCCCTTTTCCTTGTCGTATTCGTAGTCGTCCAGCATGTAGCCGATGGAGGTACCCGTAAGGCTGCCGGCCTTCATGTGCGCATGGGCGCGCTTGGCAAGCGGGTCGTCCTCGATGAGCAGTCGGCCTTTGAAGAACAACCCCACATCGTCTTCGCGCATCTCCGTGTAGATGCCGATCGGCTCGCTCATGTTGTGCTGCCAGAGCATCGCCGGTAGGCGGCCTTTCTCTTTCCACTTGGCCAGGCTGGCCTCGAAGGCGCCCCGGACAACGACGTCACCGTAGCTATCCTCAACGCCGAACACCGACCCGTAACCTTCAAATTCGCCCGTTTCGCTGACCGACTTGATCGTCAGCGGGCGGTCAAGGCGCTGTTTTGTCTGCATCGTCGGCAGCCTCTGGTTTGGTGGTCATGTTCAATGGGGTCAGGTACACATCACCGCCTTCGCGCGGGTTCATGTCCTCAAGGTCGCGGCATTCGTTGGGGCACAAGATGCTCCACTGGATTCCCTTCGCGTACGCCTCGTAGCGCCCCTTGAGGTCACCGCGCATCAGGGCGCCAGCATTGAACTTTGCGTAGTGGGTGAGCCGGTCTTTCTCGTTAAGTAGACCCACCTGAACCCGGTGCTCGATGCGCGTGATGATCGGCACCAGGGAGTAGTTCACGAAGTTCATGCCCATCTGCTCAACGTTGTTGAGCGTCATCTTGTCCATGTTCGCCACCAGGTGCGGTGGAACACGGAAGAGCCCGCAGATCTGCGCCTCCGTCATACGCTTCGACTCGATGAACTGGGTGTCTTGGGCATTCAGGCTGATAGGCTTCCAGTCCAGTCCCATCTCCAAGATCATGGGCTTGTAGGCATTCGCCACGCCCATGTGCTCGCCTTGAAACTCTTCTTTCAGCCGGGCAAAGGCATCGTCGGTAAGCGTCTGCTCAGTGCGCAGCACACCACTCGTAACGGCGCCGTTGGTAAACAACTTGCCAGCATGGGCATCCATCGCTTGCCCCAGACCAAGCGTCTGCCGGGCATAGGCGATAGGGTTCAAACCGTGCAGCCCATCCAGGGTGAACAGCCGGACATGCCATATCTCTTTCTGGGAAAGGGTTTTCTGACCAGTCTTGAAGTCGACCTTGTACTCAACCGTCCAATCGTCTTTCAGCTTCGGTTGGACGATGTCGGGATTGAGTGGCAGAAGCTCGACCACATTGCCGAGAGCCTCAACCTTGTAGGCGTAGAAGTTGCCGCGCAAGCACAGACAAGCCACCAGCATTTCCCAGAATTCCTGGGCGGTCATGTAACCGTTAGGGGCCATGGACAGCAGCGGATACAGCCGATGACCTGTCGCCGGCAGTCTTACCTTTTCCGTTTGCTTCATCAGCCGGCACGGAAGCATGCCTATCGACTCGGAAAGCACTCGCACACAGTTGAAAACCACCAGTTGCTGCAGCGCGGTTGTCGTCGTGACCCTCTGGCCGGATGCCGTCTCGTAACCAGACCCGAGCGCCTGGGCCAATTTTTCCGACGTGTCGATAGTCAATGGATTGCTCTTTCTTCCAAGGAGAGCTCGAAGCATCAGCTACCCCCTCGAATGACTGCGTATGCGGAAAGAGCCATCAGGATGCACCCGCAAACAGAAAGCGCCACCGCCTCTCCAAAGCCCACCCACAGGCCGCGGGCCAGAAGCCCGAAGCCAACCATGCCGACCAGGTCAGGCAGGCTTTCGCGAAGGCGATTGAGGGTCGGCGCCCCGTCATCGCGAGGCGCCTCTTGTTCAGGGGTCATAGGGTTCTGATTCCGTGCTTCATGATGTGGTCCGAGAGCGACTTCTCGGGTTGAGGATTCAACGCCATCAGCGAGACTGCGTTGAATGTGGCCATCAGCGGGTCAATTTTCGCGGTGCCCGATGCCTGCTTCGTGATCAAGAAGGCGTTTGCAGAAGGCACGCCCTTCGCGTTGCCGCAGGCCCAAGCCATGAGCGGCTGCCCGCAGTGCTGCAAAGACCCGTCTGCCAGCCGTCGCTCGGTAGTCTTGATCGCCCCCGTGAGCTTCCAGCCCTGGGAAATACCGATCACCTTTTCCTCTGGAACGCCGGCTTCAGCCAGCGCATCAAGCACCGCACCGATACCTGCAGGGTCAAGCCCCACTTTGTCGAGCAAGCCCGCCTGGTGAATCCTCGCGACGATAGCGGCGAGCTGTTCGACGTCATCACCGATTCGCTCAACGATAGTGAGATCGCCTGTTGCCTTCAGGTCGAGCAGCCTGGGCGCCTCCGATTTGCGCCTCTCTAGTACTGAGGGGTGAGCCCAGGCATGCGCCCAGTGCAACCAGATCCGCGAATCGCGCATCCGGCCAACAGCAGCAAGCCCAAGCAAGTCATCCAAGCCGCCGCCGTCACCGCCAATCGCGATGACGTCACACAGTTCAAGCATCGAGTCGAGGGTTAGCCCTGGCCGGTGCTGGGCCTCCCAGTACGCCGCTCCGACCCAGCTGTCGGACATCAGGGCCAGGCCGATTTCAATGTTGAGGTGCTTGGCCAAGAAGCCGCGCATCTCCGCTTCGCCGTCGATTTCTGCCTGCATATGCAGGCGTTCAAGCGTGGGCCGGTCCACCGAGTAACCCATGTTCGGGTTGACCAGGTGGAAGTTCTCGGGCTTCCGAGCATCCCCGCTTTCAATCATCTCCTTGGAGAATTCGTAGATGATCGGAAGGAAGCGGTTGTCAGCGATACGGCCGTCTCGCACACCGCGGGCGTAATTCAATTTCGAGCGGAACACGCCAGCGGGCGGCTCGTTCGATTGCGTGGTCAGCCAGATGATAAAGCCTTCCGGACGGGACAGCAGACCACCGGTGGCCTCGCGGATCATGTCCGCGGCCTTGGGGTTCTTGCCAAACAGCCAGGCCTCATCGATCAGAACACCAACCGCTTTCTTGCCGCCAACCACATCGCTGTCGGCCGCCACCACCTTCAAGGTTGCGCCCGTCTCGCGGTGGGTGATCAGCCGGAGGTGCGGCTGCACGTGCAACAGATCCTTCAGCTCATCATCGTTGTTGACCATGTCCTTGGCCGGCACGAAGGCGTTGTCGGCAATCTCTTTGGTCGGTGCGAGGATGATGAACTCAGCTGACATCCGCCAATTGCGGACCAAGGCCGTCAGCATGATCGCGGCGGCGATAGTCGATTTACTATTCTTCTTCGGGATACAGAGCATGAACTCCCGAATCAGGCGTTCACCGGTCTCGCTGTTGTAACTGCCGAACACAGCCCCTGCGAATGCAAGCACCCATGGGGCGCATGCGCTCTCGATGGTTGGGCTGCCCGGGGCATCGACAATGCGCAGCCCCTTGAAAACCTCAAGGCTCTCTTCTGCCTCTTGGGGGAAGAGCGGGTCGGGAATGATGGATTCGCCGGCAGCCAGGCGCCGCCACCAGTCTGGGCAGGCCGTAGTCCAAAGCATGCATCACCCCTTGACGACTGTGAGGGGCGGCTTGCTCTGGGAGTACTTGCCCTTGCCGGCCTCTTTCGCGGCTTCCGCCTTCTGCTCTTTCTTGCCGGCCTCTGCCTTCTTCCCGTGGATATACGGGACGGCCGTCTGCGCGGCGTTGCGCCGGTCGAAGACCTTGGCCCGGGGCTCGTTCATCAAAGCGAGCAGCCACACCAGTGGATCGTCAGTGGACGGCAAGCAACTCAGGAACTCGCCGTCAGACTCGTTGATCTCGACCGGGTCTTCACTGGCTTCATCAGCCTTCGGTTTGGCTCTGCGCTTTTTCGGCTCAGGGTTAACACTGAGCTCGGCTCGGCGAGCGAGAATTGCCGATGCGATCTTCGGATCATTGGCCCAGCGCGAACCGGCTGCCGCAGCGGTCGAAGGTTTGCTCCCCGCGGCCTCCGCCGCTTCTTTGTTGGACGCGCCCCGGGCCTTAGCGTCAACAAACTGTCGCTGTTTGTCTGTTAACACCATTAACAAAAACCTTTAGGGGGGAGAAAAATGTCTACGTGGGGTCGGAGGCGGTCTAGCTAGGTGAGAATCGCTATATTTTGACCTCCCCCCACCCTCGCAGCACGTCACTGGCGTGCCGCGAGGGCGCCTCAGCCGACCTAGCGCCATTCCGCTGGCGGTCAGCTCATCAGGCCAGCAGCCTCCTCGGCTTGCTTGACCGAGTCGTGGCAGGGCTTGCAGAGCGACTGCCAGTTGGCCTGATTCCAGAAGAGATCGTTGTCACCGCGATGCGCGATGATGTGGTCAACGATGTTGGCTGCAGTCGTTCGCCCTAGTCGCGCACAGTAAACGCACAGCGGGTTGTCGCGCAGGTAATGCTCTCGGGCCTTCTGCCACTTGTAGCCGTAGCCGCGCTGGGAGCTAGTCATGCCGCTCCGCCAACTGCCAGGCGTGACCACCTTGACCCGAGACCCTGCGCTCTCCTTGATGCGAGAGCCGAGCGTCTTTAGCCTGGCCATCAGCTTTCAACCTTGCGCTCAGCCCAGCGCTTGCCGAGCTGGCGAGCCTGCTCGACACCTAGAACACCGACAAAGCCAGCAGTCGCGAACGACCAAGCAATGCTGAGGCCGAACTCCTTCACCGTCAGGCCAACAACCATGACGATCAACGCTCCAAGTGCTGCCTCGATCAGCTGGCGTCCTGGCCGCGTCTCCTTGCCGTCGTACTGAATACGCAACCAGGTCAGAGCGAATGTCAGGCCCATCGCTAGGCCGTTCTCCCTCAGGGCGGTTAGCACCAACACCCAGAAGGACGGGTCTTTTTCTGGCATGTTCGGCATCTCGGTTCCTCCCTTTTGGGGAGCGGAATAGGTTCGGCCCCAACAGCACTCCCAGCTCGGGGCGATGGGTGTGGTGGGGCCGAAAACGAAAAAGCCCCGGCGAATGCCGAGGCTCTAAGGAGGCTGCTGGTGATGGCGAGTTTGCTCTCGCGCACCTACCGCAAAGTACCACGAAAGATACGGGTGAGGACCGGGGCTGTCAAGCGGCTTCACGACGAATATCGATCGCACCATCGATCCAAGCGACGCCTGCCTTCCACAGCTGCCTGGTCTTCTCCTCGCCAAAGCCAAGCTTCTTGCCAACATCCCTGAGTGAGGTGTCGCGGGAGGTGTAGTACTTGATGATGACCTGGCCGCACTCGGGGTAGCGCTTGCTCAGCCGGCCGACCAGGCGATCAATGAACAGAGCATCATCGTCCGTGATCATTGGATCGAGAATAGTGTTCTCTCGCGACGCACAGCAGGAGACCCCTGATCCCAGCACAACCCAGCGGCCCCAGTGCTCCAGCAGATACTCGGCCGACTTCTCTACGTTGCTCATGTCCTTCCCCCTAATCCCCGGTGTAGTTGGTGCCGCCAGCGCCGCGCTGGTTGCTTCCCTGATATGTCGCCTCAGGCCCGGATGCCTGAGGGTTCTTCAACTGCTCGATCTGCCGCAGCGCTGCCCGGAGCCTCATGCTGAGCTGGGTCACCAGTTCATCCAGGGCAAGGGCCTCACCAGTTGCAGCCGCCACAAAGCCCGAGGCATGGCAGTGGCCGCATGGCCGTTCGTGAAACACACCCTGAGTGACCGCTCTCCCACGGCACAAAGGGCACTGAGCCAACTTGATCGCAGCCTTCTTGAAGGCAGGGCCATGGCTCTTCCTTGTCACTTCAAATCCTCGCTAATTACAAATGCGGTAAGGTCGTTCGGTGCCACGGCTGCTGTGGCCTCTGGCGAATTCTGCGAAATTTCAAATAAGGCCTTGGTAAGGCCGTGAATGGCTGCAAAGCCGATCCGATCAAGCCAGGCGTGCCACTTCTCCAGCGCGGCGCGACGCTGCTGCATGGCCTGGGTGTGGATGTAGGTGCTGGCGATTTTGCCCAGCTTGTGGTTCAGCAGCATCTCGCCGATGTGGCCGTCGATGCCGAGGTCGGTCCAGGTGCTGCGGGATACCTTCCGCAGGTCGTGACTGGTCCACTCGCCCTGCCCCAGACGCTTGAACACGTTGCTGGCTTGCGTCTCGCTCAGGCACAGGCCCCGACGATTCGGGAACAGGTACACACCCTCGTAGCCCTCGGCCTGCTGGATGGCCCGGTACCGAGTCAGCAGCGCCTGCACCTGGGCGGTCAGCGGCAAGCGGTGTTCGGTACGGGTCTTGGCGTTGGCGGCGGGGATGAACCACTCGGCCGCCGCCAGGGAGATCTCGTTCCAACGGGCCATGCGGGTCTCACCGATACGGGTGCCGTGGGCCAGCATCATCAGGGCCAGCATGGCGCCGCCCGGCTCCTGCTCGAACGCCTGGGCCAGTTGCCGCATCAGCTCCGGCAACTGCACGTCACGCAGGCGGGCTGCCTTGGGCAGGATCTTGGCCTTGGTGAAGTCGTTGAAGCGCATCCCGGCCATGGGGTTGCGGTCGATCAGGCCCAGTTGCAGGGCCTGGCGGAAGGCGGTCAGCAGCAGCGCGAACATCTGCCGCAGGTAAGACAGCGACACTTCGGCCTGGCACGGCCACATCAGGTTCTTGTCCAACGCATCGGCAGACACACCAGCCAGCGCCAGGTCATCCAGGCGCGGCTTCAGGTGCTGGGCAATGGCGGACTTGGCGCCGGCCTTGCGCTTCGCCGACAGCGAACGGTCGCGGGCCATGCGGTCGCCGTACCAGTCGAGCAACTGGCCCACGGTGGTCATGCCAGAGGCCACTGGTGCGGTGGCCGGGTCGCGCATCAGGCGCTGCCGCAGCGCGGGCAGCTCGGCAATCACCGCCGCCACGTTCAGGTCAGGCCAACGGGCGACCGGCACCCACTTCTTGCCGCGCACCAGGTGCCAGGTGCCGCGCTCACGGTTGCTCCAGAAACGCAGGTACAGGCCAGGGTGACGCGGGTCGCGCAGGTCGCGCACCGACTTGTCGGCGGCCTGCCGGCGCACTTCGGCCTCGCTCAGTTTCACTTCCCGGGTCGCGCTCATGCAGCCACCGTGGCAGGCAGCAGCAGATAGGCGCGGATGGCCTCGACGGCGTCGATATTGCCCCGACATACAATAGCCAGGTAGCCCTGATCGGCAAGCGCCTGCAGGTAGGCATCCTGGCTCGGGGATAACGGCGCGTCATAGGGTGGCATGGCCTTGAACTCGATGTACAGGCCGAAATAGCCACCGCGCGCCATGGGCAGCACCAGATCAGGCACACCGGCCTTCACGCCCTGCCCCTTCAGCTTGGCAGCCACTGCCTTGACCCGGTGCCCGCCGTTCGGGACGTGGTAGATCAGCTTGTAGGCCTGCGGGTAGCGCAGTTGCAGCTCCTGCATCAGCGCGGCCTGCTCCTGCCCTTCCCGGTCGACGGGCTTGGCGCGAGTCGGCTTCGCCTTGAACGGGCGAATGGCGGGCGAGTTCATGCGATCAGCACCCCCTCGTTGAGCAGCAGCGCTTGGGTGCGCATGACGCCCTCGGCGTGATACTGGCGAGCGGTGGCGCGATCAACGTCACGACTACGGCCGTCACAGGCATCGTGGCAGGCGCTGCAGCACCAGGCGCCTTGCAGGTCGTGTGGTTTCTTGCCGACGCCACAGGTGCCCGCCAGGCGGTAGTGCGCAAGGACAGTGGTCTCGGGGTTGCCGTTGCACACGCCGGGAATGCGCACCTGGCACTCCCGGCCGCGCGCGGCCTTGGTCAACTTGGTTTGCCGCATGGTCAGGACTCCTTGCCGCGGTGAGAATCCCACTCGAAAGGCACCACCACACCGCCGCCCTCGCGCAGGCGGTCATAGCACCGCTCGCCCATGGCGTGGCGCAGTTGGCCGGCCTCCAGGTTGGATATCACCACCGTGGGGCGCATCTGCTCGTAGCGCCCGTTGATGATCGAAAACAGGGTGGTCAGCTCGAACTCGCTCGGCTGCTCCTTACTCACCCCGACCTCATCCAGCACCAGCAATGACGGCTCGATCAGGCTGGACAGGATGTCGGCCTCGGACTGCTCGCTGTGGCGGTCGTAGGTCGCCCGGATGGATTGCAGGATCGCGCCGACGGTCCGGTAGACGGCGGTGGCCGAGGTGTTGCGCATCAGCTCGTTGGCCATGCCGGCACCCAGATGGGTCTTGCCGGTGCCGACCTTGCCCAGCAGCATCAGGCAACGCCCGGTGCGCTCGATCTCCTCGAACGCCGCCACGTAGCGCGTGCAGTAGGCCAGGGCCTTGCGCTGGCCTTCGTGCTCGACGCGGTAGTTGGCCAGAGTGCGGTCCGCGAAGCGCTTCGGAATCAGCGCAGAACCAAGCTTGCGGGTCATGGCCTCGCGCTTCAGGCGGGTTTCCTCGACCTGTTGCTTGGCATGGCGCTCGGCAATGGCGGTCTTCTCGCACTCAGGGCAGCGGCCAACGATTTCGCGCCCCATCAGCATGGTCACGCGCTGCTCGAAGTTGCCGTGATGCTCGCAGTGCGCTGGCTGGACCCGGAAGCCGGCGGCGTTTCGCACGTCGGACATGGTGATCACCGATTCAGATCGCATAGGTACCGTCCTCGCGCTCGGTCAGGCCGCCGGTGTAGTCGCGGTCACTGAAACCATGGTGGCGGCTGTTGGGGTTAGCTTTGGCAGGCAGCTGGGCGGAGATACGCTTGGCCACCCAATCCACCTCGAAGCCGCGCCATCCGTTCTCGACTGCGACTTCCAGCGCCTGGGCTGGCTGGATACCGAATGCCTTGCACTGCTCCAGCTTGGCGTTCAGGGCGGACCAGATACGGGCAGTCACCGGGGCTTTGGCTGCCTTTCGGACAACCAGGTAGTCAGCGATCAGCGACTCATCCAGCCCATGGGGGTTGTCAGCCAGCATGGCGGCCTTCCCGAACGGCACCTTGCGGTCAGCCTTGGCCGGAGCCGACCCTTCGTCGCTGGGGGGGCATGTATTCTCTTCCGAAGGAAGAGATACATAGGGGGTTAGATTCTTAGAATAAAGAAGGCAGTCGGCGGTTTTGGTCTGTTTCGACTCTTCGCCGATTCGGACCACTTCAGCCGAATCGGCTGTTTTGGTCTGTTTCGGCTCAATGACGTAGACCCAGTCTTTCGGGTCATTCACGCCGATATCACCCCGTGCACCGCCCTCGCGGAACAGAACCCGACGACGCAGCAGGCTCGAAATTGCCTTGGATACGGAGTCAGGGTGGGCGTGAATGGCTTTCGCGATGTCGGTCGCCGGGATGCGTTGAGCGCCCGCGCCGTAGTTGATGGTGGCCTTGGCCACGTACAGCACAATCTTCATCTCCCGGGCCGGGAGATCGATAGCCAGCAGGCCATCCATGAGCTGGTTGTCCATCCGGGTGAACCCCCTGGACTTGTCAAGTGGGACGATGTTTGTCATGCTTCAACTCGTGTCAAGTTGTAGAGAAAGCCGCCCCGCCAGGCGGTTTTTTTTCGTCTGCAATTCCGCTACTGGATGGATTCGCAGGTGTTTCGGTCATCTACTGGCGCAATGCCAGTTTTGTCAGACTTATCGCACTCCTCAGCCGATGGCTTCGCATCTGCCATGAGCGCTCCTCCCGAAAGAATCTGGAGCTGGTACTGGCGAGAGATCGGCACGAGCTCTCCCCACATGGTCACTGCGCTTGGCTGAATACCTAGCGCGTTGGCGAGCTTCTTCTTGCTGCCGAAATGGTTAGCGGCGTCACGCGTTTTCATTGCGCTTCCTCGATGGTGCGTCTGCGAATTTCAGCATGCTGAAGAACAGTAGTCAACGGCACACTTCAGCGAACTGCATACTTAAATTCAGTTAACTTAAACTCAATGCATGGAAAGACACGAGCGAATAGCCAAGGCCATTGCGGTCAGCGGCATGAAGAAAGGTGAGATTGCGGCCGCTTGCGGCGTCGCAAACTCAGCCGTTACTCAATGGATTTCAGGCGAAAGCAAAAGCCTCAGACCTGAGAACCTCTATGCCCTCGCTAAAGCGACTGGGTTCCGCGCGGAGTGGCTTGCCATCGGGGAAGGGCCTGAGGTCGAGGAAAGCAACGTCGAGGCCATACCGCAGCCCAAGATGTCGTTTCGCTACCCGGTGATCAGCTGGGTGGCTGCTGGAGCCTGGGCCGAGGCTATTGAGCCATTCCCTCCGGGGTTCTCGGATCGATACGAAGTTTCCGACTACAACTCAAAGGGAGTTGCCTTCTGGCTAGAAGTCAAAGGCGACTCCATGACTTCGCCCGTGGGAACCAGCATCACCGAAGGAATGATGATCCTTGTTGACACTGAGGCAGATGCCATCCCAGGGAAGCTGGTCGTGGCAAAACTCGCAGACAGCAATGAGGCCACGTTCAAGAAGCTGGTGGAAGATGGCGGGAGACGATTCCTTAAGCCGCTGAACCCTGCATATCCGACTGAGATGTGTGCGGAAGGTTGTCGCATCGTTGGCGTAGTTGTTCGCGCAATGATGAAGCTCTGAGCCACGTATCAGCAGAAGCCCAGCCTTGAGCTGGGCTTTTTTATGCCAGTCGAAAAATCGATGTGTGCCAATTGTTTACAGGTCACACCAGCCAAGGCGACAAAGGGCTTGAAAAATCGCCTGACTCTAGATAACTGTATACATATACAGTACAAGGAGTTTCAAAGATGTTTTCGCTTGCGTTCTCGCACTCACCCTCCCGTTCTTATGAGCGCCTTGGATATCGAATCCAACAGGCCGTTGCGTCACCTCATGTGCAGAAGCGCCAGTTCGTTGAGCTCACGCCAGCACCAGGCGAGTCGACGGCGGATTGGGCCAGAATCCTGAGCGATCTGGAGGAAACGACGGGCATTCGAGTAGAGCGCCTGGCATCGGGGGTCATCCGCATTGGATGGCGGGAATTCAGCGAGATTTGATGACCATAGCCCGCACCCGTGCGGGCTTTTTTAGGCCCATTAATTTCAGATTGCTGAAAATATTTATTCAGCATGCTTGACCTTGCGATTTCAGATTGCTTAAATTTGTTCAACGCCAAGCTCCACCGGCGGGCAGCTACGGCAGCCACCGCTCTTTAAACAACTCGACACCCGTCACCCTCAGCGGCACATGAGGGCAGCAGCTGCCTCATGCAGTGAGCTGGGTTCAGGTAACCAAGTGGCGCGCATGCCAATGCGGGGAAGCGCGTAGCCCAGAGAGCGATGGGCGCCTGGATCACTTCGATTTCACTGGCTGGCCTTGGCGACAGGGCCAGACGGGAAATCAACCCGAGGGCATCACCGTGAACAAAGAAGAAATTTACGACGAGCAAATCAGCCCACTGATGCAGAACATCATCGCCGTTTGCCGTGAGCACGGCATTGCAATGATCGCCAGCTTCAACATCGCCCACGACGGCGAAGGCCCGAACGGCGAAGACTGCTCCCGCCTGACCTGCACCTCACATCTGCCTGATGGTGAAGGCGCTTTCGACGAGCGCTTCAGCAAGGCCGCCGTGGCGATCCAGCGAAGCGCGCCGCATCACATCAGCATGCACATCGCAACACAGCACTCCGATGGCACCCGCACTCTGGCGGCAGTCATTTGATTCCCTGATAGCCGGAATGACGGCCCGATCACCTGGTTCCCCATCACCAGGCTGCATCGGTCGTGGCGTTCGCCCTCCCCTGGTCCGGGAGGTAGCGGCAGCGAGCGTCACGACCAATGCAGCCCACCGAGGACTCTTCATGGAAACGATCACTTGCGGCTCATGGATTGGCCAGCTCGGCAAGGCGCTGGCTCCCCGTGAGCTCGAAGCACTGTTGTGGGTGGCCCAAGGCCTCACCACCAAAGAAATCGCCCGCCAGATGGCAGTCAGCCCCGGCACCGTGGCCAACCGCATCGAGGCAGCGCTGTTCAAGCTGGAGGCCGGCCGCCGCATCGAGGCGGTCACGAAGGCCATGCGTCAACAGATCATCAGCCCGCTCTGCATCGCCCTCGCCGGCCTCATCGCCATGCACGCGGTCATCAACGACAGCGACCCCATGCGTCGCGACCGCCGTGCACCCGAGCGCCGCACAGCCCAAGTTCGAATCGTTCGCAAGGCAGAGGCCTTCGAGCTCCACGCCTGACCCACTGAGGACCAACCCATGCAAGCAGCCATCCAACAGAGCCAGGACAAGCTCGAAACCCTGCGCCAGGAAGTGATCACGGCCACCGAGGCATTCCGTGCCAAATCGCGCTTCTATGTCACGCAAAACGGTAACGGCTGGGTTGTCGTCTCGTCCAGCAACAACCGCGTGTACGGCCGCAACACCAGCTACCCGCAGGCTGTCCGTTATGCGGAGAGCCTTGAGCGTGCGATCGATGCCAAAACCCTCCCGGTGGTGGCCGTGGTGAAGGTCCGCCAGATCGGTGAAAGCGCAACACGCTGGGTGGCACTATTTGCGTTGACGCTGATCTTGTTGGCCGGGGCGGCGTCGTCATGAACCGCGGGGTGAACAAGGTCATCCTGGTCGGCACCTGCGGCCAAGACCCGGAGGTGCGCTACTTGCCCAATGGCAATGCCGTCACCAACCTCAGCCTGGCCACCAGCGAGCAGTGGACGGACAAGCGCTCGGGCGAGAAGGTCGAGCGCACCGAGTGGCACCGTGTGTCGCTGTTCGGGAAGGTCGCCGAGATCGCCGGCGAGTACCTGCGCAAAGGCTCCCAGTGCTACATCGAGGGCAAGCTACAGACCCGCGAGTGGGAGAAGGATGGCATCAAGCGCTACACCACGGAAATCATCGTCGACATCAACGGCACGATGCAGCTGCTCGGTAGCCGGCCGCAGGGTCAGCAGCCAGGCCAGGTGCCAGATCGGCAACCGCAACAACGCCGGCCGGCTCGCCAGCAGCCTAACCAACAGGCGGCGCCACCTGATCACGACAACTTCGACGACGACATACCGTTCGCCCCGCTCCACCACCTGGCGGGCGCATGATCGCCACCCTGTCTCAGCCTGTGCCAGCCGTGAAGTACGCGGCGGCCATGGCCAGATCCACTGGTCAGCCTTGGGGCGTATACCGAGGAAACAAGCGTCTACTGGTGGTTATGCCGTCTGGCTCGACGAAGAAAACGCCCATTGAGGTGTGCCACCCATGAGACGCATCCATAAACTCACGCAGCAGCGTCGCCGCCAGCTGCACATACACATGCCGCCCAGCGGAATCATGGAGGTGCCGTATGGCGATGTCACCCAAGGAGCGCGACGAGAAGCGCCGCGCCAAAGCCGCACGGTTGCAGGAAGAAGACCTGCGCTTGAAGGTTCGACCAGGGACTAAACAGGCCCTGCTTGAGCTGATGGAGTGGGCCGGGATCGAGGAACAGGGCGAGGCGATGACTGTAATGATCCATCGCCTGCATGAGCTCACCCGCGATGAAGCAGTCAAGCTGCTCACTCCTCCGCGCCACAAAATCGAACTAAGCGGAAGTGTGGCGCGCAAGCTAGACCGGTTCCGACTGAGCCGAGAACTTCGCGCGCCCAATCTGGAGCTCGGCGATGACCCGAACGATACTGGCCTGATCCTGCTAGCGGAGCGGGCCTGAATTACCAGCCCGCCTACTTGAATGGATTAACGCGCCAGCTTTTTGCATCTCACCGAGATAATGCCGCCGCCAGCCCGACCTACAGGCTAGCTGGATTAGCTGCCACTTTGCGCAGGATGGACGCGAGCAGCTTGTAACTCACGTATTCGTCCTGCCACGCCAACAGCTGTTCATTCTGAGCGGTCAGTACATCACCATGAGGCGACATCAGGAACCGGCCAAGCTCTACTTTCTCATTCGAGTGTATCGTCGGAACCCACAAAATAACCTCAACATGACCTGTTCCCGCGCCAGCGACAGCTTCAAGCTCAAGGTTGAAGCCCTTACCCAGCACTGTACCGCTGATATCTTGGCTGGCCTGATCGACCACGATCGTTGCGACTTTTGAGAAGTGATTCGTCACAAAATCTGGCCATTGCTCGAAAGCCTCCCAAAGGTGAGTAGATGCCGATTGAATACCTTTTTGGCTTCGCGCCAGCTCGTGCTCTACGCGCTCCATTTCAAACTCAAAATCCGAATTCTTCACAGCCTGACTCCATCCAGTAGGGCGAAGTGCCCGACCACTGTCTACCTCAAAAAAAAACAAATTGCCACCATGCCGCCACCAGCACGGAGGGCGGCGCATGACCAGGACAAAGTTATGAACGACGAACAACGCCACCAAGAATGGATCGCCCAGCGTAAAGCCGAAGAGGCCAAGCGCCGCGAGCGTGCCGCCGAGTGCTTGAAGGACCACGAATACACCGTCCTGGCTGACACCGATCAGCTGAAGGCATGGCGCTGCAAAGCCCCCCGCACCACCTGCTACGCCTTCGACATCCTGATCACCCGCTTCGGCATCGCCACTGTCGGCGACATCGACGGCCTGACCTTCAACGTCGGCCTGTCCTACGGCATCGAGTTCCTGGCGGGGGACGACATCGGCTACTACATCCACTCGAAGCTCGAAGAGCATTGCCGCGAGCGCGAGTTCGACGAGTATGCTTTCCGCGCAGCATTGGTTACCGGCGTCTGCAGCCAGATCTGTGAAAACACCGATGACGACGAGCTGTACGCCGCCCTGCCCGAGTGGATGCGGAATGACGGCGGTGTAGGTGAAGCAGGCAGGTGGGATGAGTTGCGGAGCTTGGTCAAGGATCGGCTCGCAGCAATCGAATACGGCGAAGACTGGCATGACTTCTGGGACTCTCTGAATGATCGCCTGTACGAAGCCGACCACGTCGAATGCGTCGAACAGGCCAGCATGCTCATGAGCCAGCACCACGAAGTGCTTGGCCTGGGCTGCGACTACTGGGAGATCACCATCGACAAGCCTCGGGACAGCCTGATCAATCGGCTGTACCTGATCAACCACGCCGCCAAGGCGATCGTCGCTCAGCAGGCCGAAGCGAAAGCCGCCTGACCCGCGCTGCCCGCCAGCGCCTTCCCCTATTCAACGATAACGCCTCCCCGGCGGGGGCGGGGCCTGCGATCGAAATTGCTGCTCGACTTACACCAGGTCATCATCATTGCAAAAGAATGAAACATGCCCAGGCTGGTTATTGAAATCTGATACAAATTTACTTGAGGACTGCATTGAGTCCGCGTCAGTGTAGTAGATCACAATGGTGAAATCGCCAGCCGATCTTATCGGCCATGCGATTCTAAATTCGGCAAATCCTCCCTGAACTAAAGTTCGAGAAGACGCGCAGAAGTATCTTCCACCACCTTTCTCAAAGTGAATAGTTACACTGTAAACTTGAGCCCCATCATTATACAGCCTGCAAGCAGCAGCATAATTCCCGTCTTCGTTCCTGAGCTCTGCATCATTGATGTGGAAAATTGGCCGCAAGCTGTGCCGCCGCCTCTTCTCTTGCTCCATCCGTTGCTCACGCTCCAGTTCTAACGCTTGCAATGAAATCGCGGCTAACTGGCGCTGCTGCTCAACGGAGTTCTTAAGCTCATCACTCTGAATCCGGAGAGCTTCGGTCCCCTGCTGCAACTCATCACTTTGCTGAAAATAGCCAAAAATCAGCCAAGCAAGAGCCAAAGGGCCAAAAGCTCCAGCCACAAAATCACCTAACTCATTCAATTCAAGCCCGAAAAGTTTCGCGTCCTTGAAGACGACGACCAGTATCACTCCGACGAGATACAAGGCCGTAAAAATTAACGCCAATTTGGTTCGCCCTTTCATATTGCCCTCCTTAGGCTGCAGTCCAACTGCGGAGTATCCCATGCCCACAGAAAACCGATCCAGCAACACCGAGATGGTCAGCGTGCCGCGCGACTTGATCGAACTCGCCCTGGCGCATCTCCCAAGCGACAGCGCTGCGAAGTGGGAAATTTACGATGTGCTCGTCCAGCCAGCCCCGCCGTCCCACCCCGAGCCTATAGCCTGGATGGTTGATACTGCCTTCTGGTGGACCAAAGAAGAGGCAGAGCGGGATGCGGCGGAGACTGGGCTGGCGATTGTTGGGCTAGGCCCGATGATCGATACGGCTGAGGTTGCGCGGCTGCGCGGCGAGAACGAGCAGCTGCGCGAAGTCATCAAGCATTCCGACTCGAACATCCAACGGCAGAGTCTGCGGATCTCGAATCAACGCGCCCAGCTGCTGGAGCGGGATGCGCTGCTCGATCGCCTACGAAACCATCTGATCGCTAAGGGCGTGCTGGGAGATTTCGGGCCAGAGCTATTCCAGATCCTGAACATAGAGGCGCCAGACCGCGCGGTCATCGCCGAATCCTGAAGAGTACTTTTGTACTCTGACCATCTGTAACCCCTCTCCCCTCTATTCACTGCCGCGATATGGCGGCCAAGGAATCATCGTGCCCGAAGAAAAGAAACTGGATCACGAACTGCTGAAGCTGGCCGCCAAGGGTGGTGGCTTGGATATCGAGCCCTGCACCTGCCGCGACCCGAAATGGCCGTTCCGCCTGAAAGGCCAGTCCGGCGTGCGAGGCCACTGGAATCCGCTCATCAATGAGGGTGACGCGCTGAAACTGGCGGTTGAGCTTCGCCTGAACATCGAAATCAACGCCGGTGGCGTCGCTGTCTACAGCGGTGACTTAGATGATGGCCTGTATGTGCCTGTCTCCGGCGATCTTCGAGAATGCACGCGCCGAGCCATTGTTCACGCTGCTGCCAAAGTCGGAGAGCTGCCATGACCCGCCTCGCCCTCTGCCTCCTGCTGCTGGCCACCGGCGCCAGCGCAGACCCACGGGAAACCCGGCCACTGCCTTACAGCGCCCAGGTCTACCACGACGATCAGCGCGGCGTGACCTGCTGGCAGTTCTCGAATGGGCTGAGCTGCATCCCCGACAGCCAGCTGCAGGCCGGCAACCAGCGCCAGCTCTCCCCGCACGAAACACAACCCGAACCTACACCCGCACTGGCGCCTGGGCGCTGGATTGATGAGAGGTATCAGCTGTGAGTCAGCTATCGAAAACAGTCGAGCTCCCGATCAGCTGCGAGGTTGGCGGCCGGACCTGGAAGCTATTCACCTTCGACTATGAAACCCCTGACGGTACGTTCAGTGGCTATTTGCATGCCATCTCGGCAGAGCATGCCGCCGCGATGCTGCTGGACATGAAGGCCACTGCGACCCTGAAGGGGGAAATGATTGGGGTAGTGCCATGAGCCTATTCCAGTGCTACGAATGTGGCTGCCGAGAGAACACGGCCACCAGCAATTTCTGGCTCCGCATGGAAGGGCAGTGGCGCGGGCTTCCCAGTCAGCCTTGGATGCTGTGCTCCGCATGCGATCCAAGCATCCGCGAATGGCACGGCGAGTTCGATCGCCTGTACCTGCCGAAGGGCGAGTTCTGCACCAACGCCCAAGGGAACCTTGAGCACATCGCAACCGGCAAGCTTTGCCATGAGTACCTGGCCGAGGTGCAACCATGACCGACCTGATCGAAGTGAAGACGGCAGACCTGGTGGGCGAAGCGCTGGGATGGGCCGTCGGCAAGGCGGAGGGTCTGGACGTGTTCCTGGCCCCGCCAGAATACGGCAACCCATGGCGGGTGTTCGCTCGCTACAGCTACACGGTGACCGAGCACACCAAGCGCTACAACCCGTGGGAAGACTGGGCGCTGGGTGGGAAGCTGATCGAGAAGTACCAGGTCTCGCTGTCGCCACCGACAAGCGCCGTGCACCGCAACTTCGGCTACATGGACAAGCGCAACGGTTACTACGAGTCGGGCCTTTGGAGCAGCACGATCTTCGGCAAAGAGCGAAAGCACCGGCGCACCGCGTTCCACCATACCGACAACCCTCTGACCGTAGCCATGCGGGCGATCGCCCAGTTCGAGCTCGGCGATATCGTCCAGGTACCGAAGGAATTGATGCCATGACCGAAGTTCACCGCTACAAAGCCGTCAAGATGCTTTCCGAAGCGGGCAACCGCATCAACTACGACCCGCACGGCCCGGATGTCGTGATGGCTGAAGCCTACGACAAGCTCAAGGCCGCGAACGAGGTTCTAAGCAAGGAGGCCGAGCGCAGCAAGCGCATGCTGCTGGATGCCTGCGTGTCCATCGGCAGCATTGGCGAAGCTCTCGGCCTGGATATGGACGCCGACGCAGACATGATGATCGGCACGGCCCGCGACCTTGTGGCTGGTATGAACCGCATCATTCAGGAATGCCCGCTGGGCTCTCCGGGCTTCGCCATTGCCACCGAGGTGATGGGCGAACTGGGCGTGATGCAGGATGCTCAGGAATGATCGCCCTAGCCTACATGGTCTACCTGATCTACAGGTGGCCGCGATGAGCAAGAACTGCAACACCTGCAAATGGCTGGAGTGGGTTGACGGCGAAAGCGAGTCGGACACCGGCTTCACGTGCAACAAGCGTCATCAGCAAATGTGGGCCGACGGCCGCGAGCAAGAGCTGCTCGACAACCTGGAGCGCGACGATTACCGCGCGCGCTACAAGCGCTGCTTCGAACCAGAAGCCTAACCCCTCCCCCCAACTACTCAAGCCCGCCGACATGCGCTGGCGAGGATGAACCGTGTCCGATATCACAGTGAAGTGCTCCCGGTGCCGAAATCAGCACAAGGAGAGCGAGCGCGTGCTTGCGCCCTGCAGGTGGCTCAAAGGCGCCAGCACCATGGTGTGTCCACGTTGCAAGTGCACCAGCTATTACATCGTCAGCCCTGCGCCAGCAGCCTGACCACCAACCTGCCGCCACCGGCGGCGTGGAGACCATCATGCAAGACGAAGAACGCCAGCCGGTGGCCTATGTATCCGACAAGGTCCCGGAGGAGCGAATGGCTGAGCTGGTCGGTACGACCAAGCGGGCTCTGGAAGGCAAGCGAAGCCGCGGTGTGATCCCCGAGGGGGTCTGGAAGAAGATCGACGGCCGGATTTTTTACAGCATCAGGAGATACGAAGCGTGGCTGGAAGGAAGCTGGGGCTACCCACTGGAGTCGAATTCATCGGCAAATCAATCCGGATCCGTTTTACTTGGAACGGTGAGCGTCGGTCCGAAACTCTCGCGTACCCCCAGACAGCCAAAGGGATCAAAGCGGCAGCCGATCTACGCGCTCAAGTAATCAGCCTGGCCAAGCACGGCGTATTGGACGAAAAACGATACGCCGAACTATTCCCGGACTCGAGCTACACGGCGCCAGCCAGCGAACTGATGTTTGGTGAATACGCTCAGAGCTGGCTGAACAGCCTGGAGGTGGTTCACGACACGCGGGTCAACTACAAAGGCTTGATGAACAACTATTGGATGCCCCATCTGGCAACACTGCCTATCAAAGCGGTCACGCCGATGGTGCTGAGAGAGGTGGTCGCGAAGACCGAGTGGAAGAGTTCGACAGTCAAGCGCGCCGCTATCGCCCGGGTCAAGGCGATGTTCCGCGCGGCTGTGTTTGACGAGGTAGTGGACAGGAACCCGGCGGCATCGATTCAATTGCCGCAGAAGAACAGGAAGCAGGTCGACCCCTTCACGGTGGAAGAAGCGGAGGCCCTGATCGAATGGATGTACGAAAATTTTTCCCGGTGCAACCAGGTGTTCGCGGCATTCTACGAGTTCGCCTTTTACACCGGGATGCGTACCGGCGAGATCATGGCGCTGCGCTGGGACGAGATCGATTTCGAGAAAAAGACGGCTCACATCTGCCGGATCGTGGTCGAGAAGCAGGTGGTCGAGCGCACCAAGACCAAATACACCCGCACCGTGATGCTGAACAGCCGGGCCTTAGGCGCGCTGGCCAAGGCCAAGGACATCGCGCGCTACCGCTCCAAGCAAAAACGCCGGGTATCGACCGAGTCGCCGTTCATCTTCCAGCCAGCTGGCTCGTCGCCACACATCACAGTACCCGAGACCGCCGGTAAGCACTTCAACCAGGCGGTCGAAGCGAAGGGCTTCAAGCATCGTCCCCAGTACAACTGCCGGCACACTTATGCCACGATGTGCCTCATGTCGGGGATGAATCCGGCATTCATTGCAGGGCAGCTTGGACACTCGGTGCAGGTCCTCCTCTCGACCTACGCCAAATGGCTGAATTCCGCCAATGACTGGGCCGAACTGGCGAAGCTGGAAGCGAACGTAATTGGTACAGAATTGGTACAGGATTAAATATCGTTCACCTTGCGCCCTTTAGTCATAAGGCATTCGACAGCAAATCAGCCATACTCCAGAATGCATCGGTTTTAAGGGGGAAAACCCTTGCACAGCCAACGACATACAAACTTTTAGTGAGCCTCAACGTGAAAACATCCCTGTCTATCCTCAGCCTGCTGCTGCTGCTCACAGGTACCGCGACCGTTCCGTCGACTGCTGCTGCACAACCCCCGGCCCAGGTTCAACGAGACCCGTCCAAACTGCATCTGGCTTCAGGCAGCGCCCTGCTGATCGACCTGAACAGCAACAAGGAGCTGTATTCAAGCCACGCGGACCGCGTAGTGCCAATCGCTTCGGTCACCAAACTGATGACGGCGATGGTGGTGCTGGATGCCAAGCTGCCCATGGATGAAATGCTCACCATGACCATCGCCAACAACCCGGAAATGAAAGGCGTGTACTCGCGCGTGCGCCTGGGTAGCCAGCTGGACCGCCGCGAAACCCTGCTGATTACCTTGATGTCGTCGGAAAACCGTGCGGCCAACAGCCTGGCCAACGCCTATCCCGGCGGCTATCCGGCGTTCATCAAGGCAATGAATGCCAAAGCCCGCAGCCTGGGCATGGCCCACACCCGCTATGTTGAGCCGACCGGCCTGTCGACGCAGAACGTCTCCACTGCCCGCGACCTGGCCAAGCTGCTGATGGCCTCGCGCAAATACCCGATGCTGAGTGAGCTGTCGACCACCCGCGAAAAGACCGTGGCCTTCCGCAAGCCCAATTACACCCTGGGCTTCCGTAACACCGACCACCTGGTGAACAAGAGCAACTGGGATATCAAGCTGACCAAGACCGGCTTCACCAACGAAGCCGGGCACTGCCTGGTACTGCTGACCCGCATGGACAACCGCCCGGTGGCCATGGTCATTCTCGATGCCTTCGGCAAGTACACCCACTTCGCCGATGCCAGCCGCATGCGTCAATGGCTGGAAACCGGGGCCGCCCAGCC